GAAGAAGTATATTGGACTGGAGAGTGGAATGGTAAACCTATTATTAAGGTTTGTAATCCATTGTATTTTAATTATTCTAAATCTAAAGATATAGATTATTTAGATGAGTCTGACTGGTGTACTTATGATGAGTATTTAAGTATTTATGAAATATACCAACATTTTGGTAATATTATTACTGAGGAAGAAAGAGAAGTTTTAGATAAATATGAATCTACTTTAAACTCTCCTTCAGATTCTAAAGTATGGGAAGTAATTCCTAATGCTCTTATGGATGGTGTAAATTCAGAAAATACACCTATTTGGGCAGATCCTTGGCAAGATGATTATAATGATAATTATAAAACTAGAAGACTTAGAGTAACCCATATTGTATGGAAGACTTTGAAAAAAATTAAATATATTTATAGATTAAATGAAAACAATACTTTAGAAAAAAGTATTGCTGATGAGACTTATGTATTTAATAAAGCTACAGATATTAAACAAGAAATTTTATGGATACCAGAATATTGGCATGGTTATAAGATTTTTACCAATCCTAAGATTTATTTGAAAATTGAACCTATTCCTAATCAATATAGAGATATTGATAATCCTTTTCAAATAAGAGGCCCTTATACAGGAACAGTTTACTCTGCAAGAAACTCTGCACCAATATCTATTGCAGATTTAGGAAAACCTTGGCAGTTTCTTTATAATGTGATTGTAAATCAAATTATAGAGATTATGAAAACTGATATAGGTAATATACTATTAGGTTTACAAGAGCAAATACCTAAAGACCTTACTCCTACACAATGGATGACATATATTAAGAAATTTAAAGTAGCTTTAATTAGTGCTTCAAAAGATGGGGATTTAAGAAGCATGGGTATTGACCCTCAGTATTGGAAAAGTATAAATCTATCTCATACTCAAGACATTGCACAAAAAATAAACTTGTTAGATTATATTGAAAGAAAAATGACTCAAGCTATGAGTTATAATCCTAACAGACTAGGAATGCAATCTCCTTATGAATCTATAGGTAATAATCAACAAAATATTATACAATCTTCTAATCAAACAGAAAAGTGGTTCTATATGCATAATTATGTAAAAGAAAGAACTACTGAAAACTTTATAGAAATTTGTAAAGTAATATATAAAGATAACCCATTAAAAGCTTCTTATATTTTATCAGATCTAAGTGTAGCTACATTAAATACAGAATTAGTTGATTTTGCTAATTATAACTATAAAGTATATATTACAAATACACTTAAAGATACACAGGTAATCAATGAGTTAAAAGGATTAATCCAACCACTTATACAAAATTCAGGTGGAGACTTAAGAATAGTTCCTGAAATTTTAACTTCTGAAAATGCAACAGAAATTAAAAATGTTATAAATAGACTTCAAGAAGATAAGATTAAGAGAGATGAGCAAGCAGTTCAACAACAACAAGAACAACAAATGCAAATGCAACAAATGCAAATGCAAGTAGAGCAACAAAGAATGCAGTTTCAAAAACAAATGGCAGATGATAAAAATGCTACTACTTTAAGAGCAGCAGAAATAAGTTCTTCTAGGTTTGCAATGCTTAATGATATTAATGAAAACAAAGAAAATGATTTACTTGAACTTGAAAAATTAAAACAAAATAATAGTTTACAATCTGAAATAGATGCTGAAAAATTAAAAAAAATTGAATTAGAAAATAAAAAATTAGAAAAAGAAATTAAAAGTTTATAATATTATTTTTAACAAATAAAAAAAAATAAACTATTGATAATTAAGTATTTATTTTAAAATTATTTATTTATTAAAATAATAAATTCAAAAATAAAATAATTTTTTTTCAATTTTGTACTACAAAACAAAAAAAATATTAACCACATAAAACAATTAACAATATGACAGATAACAATTTAGATTTTGAAATCTTAGAGTTTAATGAAAATATCATCAAGGATGATAATTTAACAGACAAGATAGATTCATTAAATGAATCAGAAATTAATGAAGATGAAGAAAGTGAAAATGATCTTATCAATTCTGATTTAATAGATGATGAAAACTTAGATGAGTTAGATTTATCTGAGGAAGAGAAAAAAACTATTTTAAATAAAAAAAGTAAAGATAATTCTGAAGAACTAAATGAAGAAGAGTCTTCAGAAGAAGATGATACAGAGGATAATGAGAATCCTTTAAAAGTATTTGCTTCTGAACTAGCTGAAAGAAGATTACTTAATTTACCTGAAGATTGGAATGGAGATGAAGAGTCTCTATTTGATGCTTATGAAAGCACTATAGAAGAAAAAGCTTTACAAATGGTAAAGCAAGCTTATAAGGTTGATGACCCTAAAGTAGATGGAGTTCTTAAATTTTTAAAACATGGTGGAAATATAGATGAATATATTTCTACTTACGAACAAACTAACTGGGTTGACGTAAATATTGAAGATGAAGATAATGCTACAGCTTTAGTTAAAAACTATCTTATAAGTGTTAAAGGATTAGATGAAGAAGAATCTGATGAACTTGTAAAAGGTTACACTGAAAAAGGAAAGCTTTTTACTCAAGCATCTAAAATTCAAGCAGATTTACAGTCTTTTAGAGAAGACCAACAACAAAAACTTATTGAGTCTCAAGAAGAGTATATGAAAATACAAAGAGAACAATATGTTAAAACAGTTGGCAAAATAAGAGAAGTTATTCAAAGAGGAAAAAGTAATAATGTTATTATTGCTAAAAATGAAAAGAGTAACTTAGAAGATTTTATTTTTTCTTCTTTAGAAGTTAAAAATGAAAAAGGAGAAATAATAGGCAACTCTACTGGATTTAAAAAAGTATTAAATGAATATCTTTCAGATCCAGAAAAAATGGTTGCTCTTGCATATAAACTTTATGAAGGATTATCTGATAAGTCTGATAAAGTTGAAATAGCTAGTAAAGAAAAAAGTAAACTAGCCGAGATTTTAAAAAGAAATGCAGGAAAAGTTAAAACAGAAAAAATTAAATTAGAATTTATAAATTAACTATTCAAAAATAAAATAAACTAATATGAAATTATCACAAAGTAAATTTGGTATTATCAAAGCTCCAATGCTTACGGGAGATCGTAACTGGGGTATGAACTATACCAACCTAAATAATCTTTACCAAGCAGGTTTGATTAAAACTGACACAGAAGCATTAGGTGGTATGGGCCAACTAGCTTCAATGAAATCTTTATTTGATGGTACAGCTCCTTTGCTTGAACTAGCTCAAGGTGCAGATACTATTACTGTAGATGGAAACAAAGTAGAGTGGGAATTTATGGTATCAGGTTACAGACCATCTCTTATTGTAGAGGATGTTGAACCTAGTAATACTACTAAAGGTATTGCTCAAAGACCATTTAAAATTAAACTTGACCTAGGTACTTATGTTGAAGGAGATACTTTAGTATTTACTGACAGCAAAAAATATAACATGCGTGTTATGGCTGCTGGTCAAAAAGATGGTTCTGCAACAATTTACACAGTTAAATTGATGACAGATGATCCTACACTATTTGTACCAACTGATCTATTTGTTATTGGATCAAGAATTATGAAACTTGCTTCTACTTATTCTGAAGGCTCTGTAAAAGGTGGTTCAATGAGTGTAGATTCAATTGGAAAAATTAAATTCCGTTCTGGTCTTTCTAGATTCAGAAAACAATATCAAATGACAGGAGATGCTGCTCAAAGAAAATTGAATGGTAACTTGACTGAAGCTGATTTGTTGATTCTTGCAGGAAGAAAAGCAGGTGAGTCTACAGATGCATTCCAAAAAAGAATTGCAACTGCTATGAATTCTAAAAACAAAGGTAATATGTATATTACTTCAGTTGCTGAAATCAAATTCAACAAAGAATTTGAAATGGAAAAAGAACTTCACTTGATGTATCAAAGAAGTAGTTCTACAGTAGTTGATGAGTCTACAGGTTATTATGTTCACCAAGGTCCAGGTCTTCAAGAAATACTAGAAGATGGTTATAGAGAATTTTATAACACTTTTACAATAGGTCTAGTTAAAGACTTTTTGCAAGATATATTCTTTGGTAGAGTAGCTTATGACCAACGTAATGTTGTAATGTGGACAGGTGAAATAGGACTAAGATTGTTTGATGAGGCTATCAATCAAATAACTCAAGGTTTCTTCAAAGATATGAAAGATTATTTTATTAAAACTGATGGAACTTCATTGGTACCAGGTGGTCCAACAGGATTGTCTTATACTGAAACTCCTTGGACACAGTACAAATTGAAATTTGGTGGTTCATTAACAGTTATGCATATGAAAGCTTATGATGATGTAACTTTCAACACTATTCTAGATGAGAATGGTTATCCAGCAGAATCTTCAAGATTTACATTTATAAACTATGGTTTGGGTGATGGCTTTGGTAAAAACATTGCTTATTTGAAATCTTCAAGAGATGTTGCTTATGGTTACACAGGTGGTTTATCTAACCCTTATGGAAATAGCCAAGGTGCACTAATGTCTCATGCTGGTGACTTCTGGACTGTACATAGAATGGAAGATGCTGGTATCCTTGTAAAAGATGTTACTAAGTGTGGGGAACTAATCCCTGCAGTATTGAGAGGAAGATAAATTCCTTGAGGGTTTCAAGGGGTGAACCCATTAATCACCCCTTTTTTTATAGTGAAG